CTACAACGCTGTTCGACGCTAGGATCAGCGAAGAATCGATGATTCTGTTCGTCCCGTACAGTGCTGCTGCGATAGCCGATGCAGTGCCATACGGAGCGTTTCAGGACACTACAGACCAGACCGCTGCAAGCACAACCGCGGCGTATGCGGTGACGTTTAACACGACGGACTATGCTGTTGGTGTTGCGATTGTCAGCAACTCACAGATTACCGTTCGGTCTGCTGGAATCTACAACATCCAGTTTTCGTTTCAGTTCGCCAATACCAGTGTTTCGATCCAAGACATTGACATCTGGTTCCGCAAGAACGGTACTGATGTTGCCGGGTCGAATAGTAAGTTCTCAGTGCCTAACAGTCATGGCGGTACGGATGGCCATCTGATTGCTGCGCTCAACTTCTACATTCAACTAGCAGCGGGTGACTACGTTCAACTGATGTGGGCGACCACTTCTACTAATGTGACGCTTGAGCAGTTGCCAACGCAGACAAGTCCAACACGACCAGCAACTCCGAGTGCGATTGTCACGATCAACAAGGTGGACGAATCGTCATCGTCTGACATCTACGCATCGAACCAGACTCAGGGTCAGTGTACGGTCAACCATTTCGCCAACTCAACCGCAGACAAGACGTATCGGTATGTCGTCCTTGGATAGGGTGTTTATCGAGCCGCAGAAGTTGCGTGATATCTGGGGATGGGTCAGACCTGGGCTGTTGGAAGTACAAGAATACTCAGATGGCAACTGGATACCGGAGGATGTATACACCGACTGTTTTAATGGCCGGTCTATGCTGTGGGTAGTGATGGATCAGGGTAAGCCTGTTGGGTTTGGAGTGATGCAACCGTTGGGTGACTGCCTTCATGTTTGGTGTGGTTGGGGGCAGATGCTGATGGATGAGGGCTTTAGGCACATCCGCGAGATTGCGAAAGCGGGTGGGTCGCGTAGAATTTCATTTGACTCAAATCGTCCCGGTTGGGAGCGTGTAGCAAGAAAACACGGATTCCGACCCAAGCAGTGGATAGCAGAGGTGTAATATGGCTGGCGGTGGATCGCAACAAGTCTCACAACAGCGGATTGATCCGACTGTTCAACCATTCGTAGAGTTTGGGCTACAACAGGCAAAAAACCTGTATGGCACTGGTGCTGGCCCGCAGTATTACGAGGGTCAGACCTACGTTTCACCTAGCCAGTTCACGACTCAAGCCCTAGAGTCTGCTGGTCAGCGAGCAATGGCGGGGTCTCCGCTCCAACAGACTGCGCTACAACAGCAACTCGGTACGGTATCCGGTGCGTATCTCGGGCCGAATCCGTTTCTGCAAGGCGCTATTGCTGCTGCGTCCCGTCCGTTGGAGCAACAGTTCCAGCAACGTCTAGGACAAATCCAGTCACAAGCGTCTGCTGCTGGCCGATATGGGTCGGGTGCTCAGGCTCAGTTGGAAAGCGGTGCGACAGAGGCGTTTGCTCGTGGGTTGGGTGACATCTCTCAGCAGATGGCATATCAGAACTACGCACAGGAACGTGCTAGACAAGAAGCCGCAGCCGCTGGTGCACCGCAACTCGCGCAGTCCGAGTACGCCGATCTTCAGCGTTTGTTGCAAGCAGGACAGGCCCAGGAGGCTTATCAAGAGCAAGCGCTTGCAGCAGACATTGCTCGGTTCAACTTCGGCCAGCAAGCCCCGTACAGCGCTTTACAGAGCTTCCTGGGATCGGTATACGGTGCGCCGATGGGTACGATCACTACTGCGCCGACGTATCGTTCTCCGATTGCTGGGGCGCTTGGTGGTGGTCTAGCTGGGTACACCTTGGGCGGCATGGCTGGTGGTCAGTACGCCGTTCCTGGCGCTGTTGCTGGTGGTCTGTTAGGCGCAAGCGGGAGGTAACATGGCTGATCCGGCAACGATGATGATGGCTGGTGCTGCGCTGGGGGCGGCAACCAATCGAGACGACCCGCTGAAAGGCGCGATGATGGGCGCTGCACTGGGTGGTGTTGGTGGCGGTATCGCGTCTGGTGCGATGGGTGCTGCTGGTGGCGCTGGTGCGGCAGAGGCTGCTGGGCTTATGGGTGCAGAGGCTCTGGCAGTTCCTGCTACTGGTTCTGCTGCTCCGATCTTTGTGACTCCGGCAACGATGGCTGAGTTCTTGCCGATGGCTGGCAACCAGATTATGCCGACTGTGTTGTCAGAAACGCCGTATTTTAATGCTGCATCTGCACTGGAAACGCAATTAGGGCTTGGCCCTGCAACTATGTCAGGTTACGGTGGTGCTGGGGATGTGCTAAACCCGGCAACTGGAGCAGTGATAACAGGCGCAGATGCGGCGAAAATAGGAACGACTGCAATTTCCCCTCTGCAAGCGCTATCAGCGATGAATATGCTGGGGGGTCAACAACCGCAACAACCACCGGTTGCTGGCGGTGGTGTTAGGCGCGGTGATCCTCGGCTAGTACAGCAAGACGCAATCATGTCTCTGCTGGCTCCTAAGCGTGTTGAGAAACGACGAATTAGCCTGTTGTGAGGGCAAACATGGACCTGTCTAATTTCTTCCCTGCTGCGCCTTCTTACCTTCCGGGTCTACTGGGAGAGGAGCAGGCAAGGCTAGCCCAGCGTCAGGCCCAACAGCAGGGTTTGCTGGGTGCTGCTCTCGGTCTTATGCAAGCCGGTGCTCCTAGCCGTACTCCCATCTCCACCGGACAGGCGTTAGCGCAGGGTCTTGCCGCTGGTCAACAAGCGTATGGCAATGTTCTACAGCAGAGAACGCAGGAAGCACTGATCTCGCAACAACTTGCAGAGCAACAGCGGAAGTTGCAACAGCAACAAGCTATGCGCCAGTTGTTCCCAACGATCTTTCAGACAACTACTGAACGAGGTGCGATGGCTGGAGAGGAAGGTCCGATTCCTACCGCTCAACAGCGCATCTCGATTGATCCGCAGCGTCTGTCACTTTTGGCTGCGATGTCTAGCGATCCGTTTGGTGCGCTCTCTAACATTGCCAAAACGATTCCAGAATTGCGTAGGGCTGGGTTGACTGCTGGGGGCATGGAAGGTGCTGACCCGTTTGCTCCGTTTATGGCAAGCGAAAACCCGAACATTCGCACAGTTGCTGCACAATATTCTCGTGCCTATCAAAGCGGTGCGATTGACGAGGCAACAGCCGGGCAACGCGCTGAAAGCCTTGCCAAGATGGTTGAATCTGCTGCAAAGCCATCGACAGCACGTGCTAACTATGATTTTGCAATGGCTCAACGTCGAGAAAGAGGTGAGCCGACTGTACCGTTTGAACAGTGGAATATTGAACAAGAACGGGCAAAAGCAATTCAAGTCAATATGCCGCAAGAGCGAGAAAAGAAACTGTTTGGAGAGGTTGACGTTGAACGGGTGAAAGAATTCTCAACCGCTGCTTCCGCATCACGCAACTTTGCTCAAACCGCTGAAGCCATTAACGCTTTGCTTGCTGGCAAAGGTGGTGGCGAAGTTGTTCGTATTGGAACGGACATCCAAAGAGCACTTGGTATTCAGAACGAAACCGTATCTGCTCAAGACTTGGCTAAAGCTCTTGGGGTTCGTGCGGCTACTACAGTTCGCGCTCCTGGGTCTGGGTCAACATCAAACATTGAGTTTAACGCGTATATGCAAGCGATTCCGACGTTGCAAAACAGTCAGGAAGGTCGTGCGCTAATGACATCCTATGCAAGAGCTAGGGCATCTCGTGACGCTAAACTGGCTGATTACGCTCGTGGTCTGGCTCGCAAAGACGAGTATTCTGAAGAAGCAATGGCTCGTTATGACGAGAGCCTCGGTCCTGTCATGAATGAAAGTATGCAGCGTATGTTTGTCACTTTGACTACTCCAACTAGTCAGCCATCAGTTGCTCCTGGGCAGAGAGACTTCAGAAGGCAGTAAAAATCATGGCAAAAGAAATCAAGCTAAATGATGGCACGACTGCATTGTTTGATGATGATGCCAGTGATGCTTTCATAAATAAGACTCTTAAAGACGCTGGATTGGCTCGTGAAACTGGCAAACAAGGGTTTATTCCGGAGTTCTTGGCTAAGATCAACGAGCCTATAGTTTCTGGTTTTGCAAGCGTTGCAGGGCTTCCTGGTGCATACAAGGCTGGTCTGAGTGCTTTAGAGCGCCAGATTGAGCAGATTGTTGCTCCAGGCTCCAAAGGAATGCCAGAGAGTGTAAGAAGGCTTGATTTGCTTTCTTACGCTCCTACGCCAAGTCAGATCCAACAAGCGATTGGCGAGGCCGGTGTCCCGATGGCTCGTGCTGAGTCAATCCCTGGTCAAGCACTGCAAAACTTTATCCGCAATATTGTTGCTACTCCGATTCCTGGTGCGGCGGTTCCTGCGGCGCTTTCTGCTGTTGGCGAGGAGGCCGTTGCATATCCATTTAGAGGCACTCCACAAGAGCCAGCAGCAAGAATGGCTGGCGCAGTTGGCGGTCCTTTAGCTGCGCTTCCGTTTGCGATGCGATCTCCTGCTCAAACAATGGTTAAGGAGGAGATGGCGAGGGTCACTCCTGCTGAACGTGCAGCAGCGGAACAGTTGATGCGAGAGGCTCCGACCCCTGTAACACCGATTGAAGCTATCCAGCGAGTTACAGGTGAGATGCGAGGCATGGAAGCGGGTGGTACTACTAGGCTTCCGCAAGTCCAGCAGATGATTGAAACGTCTCGCATGGGTGGGCCGATCATGCAAGAGTTTCTAGCTGGAAGGGAAGCAACAACCCGTCAGGCATTGAGTCAGCAGTTTCCGCAGACTGGCCGGGAGATGCTTGGGATTGAGACGCAACGTGCAGCAGAAGAAGCGCAACGTGCTGCACAACGAGAACTTTCTCGTGTTGGTGGCCCTGCTTTCACAGCAATTGAGTCGGTTCAAGTTCCGAGAGCAAGTTTTGACAGCATTGTGCAAGGCAATGCGGTGTTGGACGATGCTCTTAAAACGGTCAAAGCAGACCCGGCATGGAGGCAACAGACTTCTGGTTTTCCTGAGAACTCTATTCGCGTCATTGAAACGATGCGTTCAGAGCTTGCAGACACACAATCAGCATTGACGCGAGCCGGAGAGCTTGGCAAGGCGCGTGTTTACGGCAAAGCCATTGATGACCTTAAGATGCTTGCAGACCAAGCTGTTGGTGGTCAGTACCAACAGGCTCTGACCGACTATCGCAAACTGCGTGAGTTGCGAGTCACTCCGTTGGAGGCAATGCCAATTGAGCAAATGTCTGGAACCGCTAATGTTGCTCAACAGTACGCGAGCATCTTCACAAAAGAGGCGATGGAACGAGGGATTACTCCTGGGAAAGTGCGTGAAACGATGAACGCGCTGAACTCTGCCGACCCAAACCTTGCTAAAGAGTTTGTGGCTCAATATGTTAAGTCACAGTTTGAGCAGGTTCCTGTGTCTGCTCAACGTGCAAAAATGCGTGGAGCTAGGTTTGGCGACACAGTGTTTGGTAACGAGACACAAAAACAGAACTTGCTGACTGCTGTTGATGTCGCATATGGACCTGATGCTAGGAAGGGGTTTGACACGCTTCTGCGTGCTCTTAAAGCACAAGCAGAGCGACTGCCTGCTGGCTCTCCAACGCAAGAAAAGGCGGCGCTTGCTCAACGCGCAGAGGGTGTAACAAGACAAGTGCTGACAACCCCTACAAGAGGTCCAGCAATGCTTGTAGACTACATCATCAACGGTCGAGACATGGAAAAAATGGCTCGTGCGCTGACAAGCCCGGATGGTTTACGAGAAGTTGAACGCCTTGCGCTTGCAGGTAAAGATCAACGTAAGATTGGAATTGCTGCAACAAGCATCCAACGCTTGATTGACGAGATGGAATAACCATGACAATCGCAAAACTCAGCGAGTATTCGACCACTCCTGCAAGCAACACCGACATCGGTGGGATCAACATCAACGAAGGATGTTCGCCTGCTAACCTAAACAATGCCATCCGAGAGTTGATGGCACAGTTGCGAGACTTCCAACTAGGCAATCAGACCAGCAACCAACTGTCAGTCGCAGGTGGCGGGACTGGTCTTACGTCCGCTGGCGCTGCTGGCAATGTGCTAACGTCAAACGGTGCTGATTGGACCACAGCCGCACCGAACTACGTTCCTACCGGCGGAATGATGATGTGGGGCACTGCCTCCGCTCCGTTTGGCTATCTGTTGTGTAACGGTGCTGCTGTCTCCCGCTCGACCTATTCCGCGCTGTTTGCAATTCTCGGTACGGCATACGGATCGGGTGACGGGTCTACTACGTTCAACGTGCCGGACTTCCGCGACCGCTTCCCTGTTGGTGCTGGCACGACCTACAGTGCTAACTCAACTGGTGGCAGTGCTAACGCTACACTTGTTAGCCATACACACACCGCGACCAGTACGGATGCTGGGCATACTCACAACATTCAAGTCAGCAATTTGTCAGGCGCATCTGTAGATGATCGTTTGGCAGGTTCTGGCGCTGACTACGGGATTGCCAACGTAAACGACTCTGGAACTAACGTAAAAAGTTCTACAGCCAGCATTACAACGACAATTTCCACCGAGGGTTCGTCTGGCACCAATGCGAACCTCCCGCCCTACCTTGGGGTCTACTTCATCATCAAGACATGAACGACATTGAGGCCAAATTGATGACGCACGAGCAGGTTTGCGCTGTCCGGTATGAAGGCATCAACGCTCGATTAAAGCGTCTAGAACAGATTCTCATCGGCAGTGCCGGTTTTATCATCGTCCTGTTGATCGGTGTTGTGTTGAAAGTATGATTGAAGTCGCTGTAGTTCTCGCTACCGCCCAGGCCGCTGTCGCTGGCATCAAGCAAGCGATTCAGATCGGCAAGGAGGCGCACGAGTGCTTAGGCGACTTCATGAAGCTATTCGACGCGCAGGATCAACTCCAGAAAGCGTCTCTGGACGAGAAAGCAAAGCAGAAGCCGGAACAGTCGGCGATGAGCGAGGCGTTAGAGACTGTCATTGCCGCTAAGAAAGTGCGCGAGATGACACAGGAACTTAAACAGTTCCTGATATGGTCTGGTCAATCTGAGGTGTGGGACGAGATTCAGCGCGAGCACAACGCGGTAGTACAGCGACGCAAGGCGGCAGAATTGGCTGAACAGCGAGAAAAAGATCGGCTAGCAAAGCAGAAGAAGGAAAGAGCGCTGATTGCTGTCGTTGTCGGGATCGGCGGCATCATCCTGTTCCACCTTGTCAGCTACATCATCGACGCATGGCCGGGGCAATAAAGTTTCTGGTTGTCAGCATCTTCTTTATCGAGGTGCTGATGCTATTTCTCGCAAGGATTTCGACATGAGGATGACGACAGAAGAACTTGAGACTAGGGTTTGGGCAGTCATTGCTCTATCGCTAACCGGCATCCTGGTTGCCTCCGTCATCGGCATCATTCTTGGTGTGCTGTTTGTCGAGCACGACATGGAGAAGATTAGCCCGATTGACGTTCAGTTCATGGCGATACTGAAGGACATCATGCTTTTGTGCATCGGCGCTGTCGGTGGAATCGTCGGGCGCAAGGGTGCGTATGCTGCTGCCAACCTTATGAGCAAGGATAAAGATGATCCCACTCGGCCCACTGCTTGAGGTTGGCTCCAAAATACTTGACCGGGTGCTGCCGGATCAAGCGGCGGCAGACAAGGCGAAAGCAGAGCTAGCAAAACTCCACCAGGATGGTGAGCTTGCGAAGCTAGCCAACGAAACCAAGCTGTTTGAGGTCGAGCAGAACAACCTGACTGATAGGTTGAAGGCCGACATGGCCAGCGACAGTTGGCTGTCAAAGAATATCCGACCAATGACGCTGATAGCAATCCTATGCGGCTATTTCACGTTTGCGATGATGAGCGCGTTCGATAAGAACACCAATCAGGCTTACGTCGAGCTTTTAGGCCAGTGGGGGATGCTCATCATGAGCTTTTACTTTGGCGGTCGGACGCTGGAAAAGATCATCGACATGAAGGCTAAGAAATGAACTCTAACTTTGATGCCGCACTTGCAGCGGTTTTGCATCATGAAGGGTCTTTCGTTCACCACCCGTCTGACCCAGGAGGCATGACCAACCTCGGCTGCACTAAAGCAGTCTGGGAAGCGTGGTGCGGCAAAGAAGTAACCGAACAGGAGATGCGCGACCTCCAGCCGACGGACGTTGCTCCGCTCTACAAGGCCCAGTATTGGGATCGCGTGAAAGGCGACCAGCTTCCCGCGGGAGTCGATTACGCTGTGTTTGACGCAGCGATCAACAGCGGTGCTGGCCGCGCTGCTCGTTGGTTGCAGGAGTGTGTCGGCACTCAGCCTGACGGTGCTATCGGTCCGTTGTCGCTGCAAGCTGCCAATGCAATGGTTGCTGCTGATCTCATCAACATCTACTGTGACAAGCGACTGGCGTTCCTAAAAGAACTCAAGACCTGGGATGTGTTCGGTAAAGGCTGGGAGCGCAGGGTTGAGGAAGTGCGCTCCGCAGCACTAAAGATGGTTTAGAACGCTGAATCCTCTCGCGGTTTAGGTTCGGCCAGTGTTGCCCAGCCATCCCAGTTAACGGGGATGCTCTCCATTTTGAGAGCTAAACCGTTGTTCGTCTGCATGATGACACCAATCTTCTGCCAGCGTTTTTTCTCCTCTCCGTTGCGGTTCTTGTACGTTCCGGTGGTGGCGATTACTTCGTAGGCGAGGGGCATAGTTGCTCCATTAGGTTGTTGACCTCAGACAGAAATTCCTTGACCTTGCTCTCGAACTGCTCCAGTTCCTCCGCACTGGGTTGAAACCTGACAACAAACAACTGTAAATGCTCTGGGAACCTGTTGTCGAATGACACGAAGTCCACCCATTTCCTGCCGGTACATGACAACTGAGCCAGCATCTGCGGAACGTACTTCGCTGGTGGTTTATTAGCCTGGATGTACTCCAGATGAGTTGTTGACCGGGGGCACTTGATCTCCACCAGTCCATCACTACCAACCAGACCGTCAGGGCTAGCACCGAACCAGAGAATAGTCGGGTGCTTGATGAAGCCCACCTCGTCCACAAGTTCGTGGCTTGCCTGATACGCTGCTCGTGCGACAGGCTCCACATCGATGCCGCGCTGCATATCGGAATTCGTGTAGAAGTCCTGCGACTGTCCTGTAA